GGGATCAAGAAACCAGGATGGCTGGTCCTCTAGTCCCTAAGTCAAGAAGGGATCAAGAAACCAGGATGGCTGGTCCTCTAGTCCCTAAGTCAAGAAGGGATCAAGAAACCAGGATGGCTGGTCCTCTAGTCCCTAAGTCAACAAGGGATCAAGAAACCAGGATGGCTGTGAAGCAGGTGGGGGAGTGATATGCAACCGCAGGCATCCCGTCGAATGCGCCGGCGCAAGGCTGTCGAGGACGGGGCCGAGAAACCGGTAGCTTCCCACTTCGAGTTTACGCGCCTGCCGCCTAGGGCCGCCCTGCGTGAGATCCGTAAAGAGAGGGCGCGTCGCAGTCTAAAGACGTTCGTCGAGATGGCCTGGCCTTACGTCGAGGCCGACAGGCCATTTCAGAACAACTGGCATCTGGACGCCATTTGCGAACACCTCGAGGCCGTGACGCGGGGCGAGATACGGCGGCTGCTGATCTTGATCCCGCCCGGCACCATGAAAAGCCTTAGCGTGTCTGTATTCTGGCCGGCCTGGGTATGGGGGCCTCGGCACAAGCCCGGCGTCCAGTTCATGTTTACGTCGTATACGAGCCAGCTCAGTGTGCGAGATTCGATCCGGTGCCGTCGTCTGATCCGGTCCGGCTGGTATCAGGAGCTGTGGGGATCTGTTGTCAGGATGGTCAAGGACCGGGATACCTTGACCAGTTTTCAGAACACCAAGGGCGGCTATCGGTTGGCTACGTCGGTCGAGGGCGTAGCGACGGGCGAGCGCGGTGATATCGTAGTTGCAGATGACCCGCATAACGTGCACGAGGTCGAGTCGGACGCCAAGCGCCAGTCCGTAATCCGCTGGTGGGATGAGGCCATGACTACGCGCGTCAATGACCCGTCGAAGTCGGCCTTCGTCTGTATCATGCAGCGGGTGCACTCATACGACCTGGCCGGCCATCTGATGGAACAGGGTGGCTATACTGTTCTGTCCCTGCCTATGGAGTTCGAGTCCGGCCGTCGATGCATTACGCAGGTCGCACCTAAGCACACTGATTGGGTGCAGAACCTAGGTCCCGGTCAATACGTATGGGATCCTAGGCACGAGGAAGGCGAGCTGCTCTGGCCTGATAGGTACCCTCGCGAAGTGGTCGAGGACATGAAGAGCAGGTTGGGCAGCTACGCGTCGGCAGCCCAGTTCCAGATGCGTCCAGCGCCGCGTCAGGGCGGGCTTATCAGGCTGGATTGGTTCAGGCGATATCAGACTCCTCCGGCATCGAGTCAGGTCGTTCGTATCGTGCAGTCCTGGGACACGGCGGACAAAGGCGGCCAACAGCATGCCTACTCGGTCTGCTTGACGTTCGCCCAAACCGCGACTGGACACTACCTGCTGGACGTGTTCCGTCAGCGCATGAACATACCGGACCTTGAGCGTGCTGTCGTGGGCCTCGCCGACCGTTGGCGTCCTTCAGTGATACTGATCGAGGACGCGGCGTCAGGGACAGCGATAATCCAGTCGTTGCGGTCGAAGACGTCATACTCGGTCCTGCCGGTCAGGCCGGCAAAGGATAAAGTGACCAGGATGGACGTCGAAACGCCTGCTATCGAGGCGGGCAACGTGTTCTTGCCGGAGTACGCCGACTGGCTGCCCGAGTTCGAAGCTGAGTGCCGGGATTTTCCCAACTCCCGTTTCAAGGACCAGGTCGATGCGCTGTCTCAATACCTTGGCTGGGTCCGCAAGCACTCGGCGGTTGAGTCGGATTGGAATTTGTACTGACATAGGAGACAGACATGGCGACGAAGAAGAGGACGACGAAGCCGAAGATTTCCAAGGCTGAGTTCGAACGGAAGGCTTTGGAAGAGCTCTCGACGATTTGCGCCGGCATCGGCCTCGAGAAGAGGGAAGCGATCTTCAACTGGGTTAAGGCTCTGATCGCAAAGATGGCCTGATCCGATGCTCGACCGTCTCCGGCTCTGGCTGGTTGATAGGCTGCTCCCGCCATCTGTGCTGCGGGCATCTTCGGCTGAGGTGGGGCCCTTCGTCAGCGCGGTGTTGTCGGGAGGGCAGTTCAGTTCGTCTGGGCCTGCGGCTTCGACGCCTGAGTTGCTTGAAGCCTACAACAGGATGCCCTGGCTACGCGCCGTCGTGCACAAGGTTGCTCACGCATCCGCTTCGGCCAACTGGCGCGTGTTCTTTGTCAGGAACGCACCGGGCAAGGCGGTCAAGGTGACCAGGTTGCAGTATGGCAGTCTGGAGACCCGCCGGCGGCTAATGAAGCAGGTCGGAGACGGCCTTGAGCTGGTAGAGCTGGACCAGCATCCTATCTTGGATCTGCTTAACGGGGGCTCCGCCGTATTCCCAGGATCGACGGGCGCCTTGCTCGTCCACACTTATCTGGACCTGGTAGGGGAGGCGTTCGAGCTGAAACAACGGTCGGACTCTTTGACCAATCCGAAGACCAGGCGCGGCGTCGTGAGGGAACTGATCCCGATCCCTCCGAACTGGGTCAGGGCCTTGCCGACGAAGTCCAGCCCATTCTATGAGATCCAGTTCGGCAATAGCGGCACGGTCGATAAGGTCGCCAAGGAGGACGTGATCTTCTATCGCGATCCCAACCCGCGCAATCCCTTCGGTCGCGGTTCCGGCACTGCCCGTGCTGTCGGAGACGAGCTTGAGACGTCCGAGGCGGCCGCCCGCACTATCAGGGCCAGGCTTGAGAACAACGCCATCCCTCCTTTCGTCGCGATGCCGGATGACGTGAGTATGGGCGCGCCGACGGCTGAGCAGCTCGCTAGGCTGAAACAGGATTGGCAGAGCAAGCTGAGGGGCCCTGACAAGGGCGGGCTGGTCCACTTCCTCAGGACCAAGTTCAAGTTCGAGAAGCTGGGCAACACGTTCGAGGAACTTTCCTTGATCCCGTTGCTGCAGAATCAGCGCGATACGATCATTCAAGTCTATGGCATCCCGCCGGAGATCCTGGGCATCTTGTCGTCGTCGAACAGGGCGACGATTGAGGCCGCGGAAGTGCTCTTCACCAGGCATGTCGTCGTTCCCAGGCTCGAGTTTCGGCGTGCCGTGTTGCAGCAGACGTTGGTGCCGGAGTTCGACGACCGTCTGATCTTGGACTTCGAGTCGCCCGTTCCTGACGATAAGGAATTCGAGCTGCAGGTTATGCGGTCACAGCCTTGGGCTTTCAAGGCGAATGAGATCAGGGAGCGCGGTGGCGAACAGCCGATTGGCGACGACGGCGAAGTGTTTGCCGTGCCCACCAACGTCTTCCTTCAGACGTCCTTGCGCGGAGGCGACCAGACGCCCGGTGCAGGATCGGCAGACGGCGAGTTCCGGACCGTGCAGCGCCAAGTCGAGCCCCAGATCGCCCAGGAGTTCCTTCGCCGCGTATCGGAGACGCTCAGGCCGGAAGACTTCGACCGAGTAGTAGAGCAGTTTCGCGAGGAGATCGAAGCGGCCGGGCAGGCGACGCTACGGGAGCTCGGAGTCGAGATCAGCTTTGACGTCAAGGATCCTATCGCGCTGCAGTTTATCGCCAACGAGTCCGCGACGCAGATCAAAGGGATCAACGAGACTACGATACGCGCTTTGCGGTCGTCTCTTGCCGAGGGCTTCGATCAGGGCGAAGACATTAACTCATTGGCGCGCCGGGTGCGTAGCGTATTCAGTGAGGCCAAAGGTAAGAGATCGGTCACGATTGCAAGGACCGAGTCGGTCAGGGCTCAGAACGCTGGTCAGGTCATAGCGTCGAAGCAAGCCGGTTTCAAAGGCAAGCAATGGCTATCTACGCGCGATCCGAAGGTGCGTGAGGCTCATGCTGTCGGAACGGGTCTAGATGGTCAGATCCAGCCCATAGATGGGAACTTCGTCGATCCGGACGGCGCAACCGGACCTTGGCCCGGTGCCATGTCTACCGCTGCGTCGTCGGTCAACTGCCGATGCACCACGATCTCGGTCCCGGATGCGCCTGGTGCCGAGGAAGTGGGAAGCACAGCCGGCCGGGAGTTCGAGTCCAATAGTGCGGGGTTCGGCTCCGACGATGCGCAGAAGTGGGGCGCAAAACATTATAAGAAGTGGTTCGAGTCCTTAGATAAGGATGAGGTAAAGTGGGTGGGTGAGTATACTGGTGGGCTGTACCATTCTATAAATGGATTGTTGCGGTTTGCGGCGAAGCCTGGCGATGAAGATATTGAGACTGTAAAGGCTGCGATAAATAGTATCTCAAAAGCATTGTCCAGGGCAAAGGTTCCCGACGACGTGATTGCCTGGAGGGGTGTTGCTGGCGGTAAGGAGATAGCATCTGAGCTTCTGGGTGTTAGCAAGCTTGAGGATGCGGTAGGGAAGACAATACTAGACAACGGGTTCGTCTCTACGTCACTGGAAAAGAGAGTCGCAGCGAAGTTTGCCGGAGCTTTTCGTGGGTCTACGGACTCTGTTGTATTCAAGATCCGTATCCCAAAGGGATCTAGAGGAGCGTTTGTCAGCCCGGATGCAAAATTCTTTGGGGACGACATAGACATGCTTGGGATCGGGTTCAAGTCGGAGTCCGAACTTCTGTTACGGCGTAATAGCAAGTTCGTTATCAGGGACGTCAAAAAAGACCAGAAAATCACAGTGACAGATCCCCGTAATGGTGAGCCACGTACTCTGGACGTGAATATTGTCGAGCTGGATCTTGTGGATCAGCCAAAAGTGTCCGATCTGAAGAGCGCCGGCGATCTAGTCTTGAAGCGCAAAGGGCCGAAACGCAATCGCGCCGATAAGTTCAACTGGGCTCCTGGCGATCTGGTCGTAGTGGACGAGAAGCCGAAATCGACGCTCGACCGTTCCAAGGTTATGTGGCCGGCCAATCTCGATACTGAGGAGAAGCGCGTTCAGTTCTGGAAGGCCGCCGAGCGCCGCAGGGCGCCGATTGAGCGCCGGTTGCGTCGCGCATTCGTTAAGGTATTCTCGGAGCAGGAACGGAAGGTCCTGCGCTTGTTGTCGGATTTGCTGTGATCGAGGGTTGTTTGCGGAGTGGTGCACTCATGAAAGGATACATGCTATGATGCGACGTCGCCTTCCCGAAGAGCGGCTGCGGCTTTGGACTGGCACCAGCGCCGCCCGTTCCCTTCTGGAGCATCCCACTGAGAAGCTGAACGGGGTCTTGCTCCAGCATGTACGTATTGCGGATTCTGTGACAAAGGCGAAAGGGGAGGAGTCGAGGGTCCGCCGTTTCCGCATCTCGACCGAGTCCAAGGATCGACACGGCGACGTGGTGCGGTCGCGAGGAATCCAGCTACAGCATTATCGGAAGAATCCGGTTGTGCTGTTTGCGCATGACTCGCGCGAGCCGCCTATCGGCACGTCGCCCAGGCAGGAGCGCGGTGCCGGCGTGCTTGACGCCGACGTGAAGTTCTTCGACCGAGACGTCTTCGAGTTCGCTGATACCATCTTCCGGATCGTCGATGCCGGCGGACTCAAGGCCGCTTCCATTGGGTTCATCCCGTTGGACGTGAAGAAGCTTCCGGCGGAAGGCGATCAGGATCCTAACGCTCCTCCGGTCAGGACCGGGTTCGACTTCAAGAAGGTCGATCTATTGGAGTTCTCCATCGTTCCCGTGCCGGCGAATCCTGAGGCGGTGGCGCTCGCCTTCTCGGAAGGTGCGGCGATGGATCCTTATCTGAACTGGCTCGACGACATTCAGGACAACTGGCAGGAGATGAAGGACGTCCTGATCAGCATCGGCGTCGATGAGGCGGAGCTTATGGAGGTCCGCAAGGCAGCCACTGGCGGGCGCGTCTCCATACCGGCGGCGCAGGTCTCCAAGGATATCGAAGCCGAGGAGAAGCGCGATGCGGATGACGGCCAGGAGCGCTCTGCGGAGGCGCATGCTGAGGGTTCCGACGCGTCCGACTATGACAACAAGTCGGGCGAGGACGAAACGGTTATCAAAGGCCCGATTAGCTTCCGCCAGGCGCATCCGAACGGCACGCCGGCGCAAGATCGCGGCAGGCCTTGGAATGCAGGCCGGGAGGTGCGTGAGGCCACGGTCGGCGATCTGTTGGTCATGTCGGCCTGGCGTGAGAACAAGCCGAGGAACGAGTTGACCAAGGGTGACTTCAAGCTTCCGCACCATGTCCACAGTTCACCCTGGCCCGTGAATTTCCGAGGGACGACGGCGGCTATTGCCGTTCTGAATGGCGCGCGCGGAGGCGCCAATATCCCCGACGCTGACCGCCGGCCAGTCTACAATCACCTTGCGCGTCATATCAGGGACGACTTCGACGACGAGCCCCCGGCTCTCAAGTGGATCGAGGTAGAGCCGCTCAAGAACTTCCCAGATCAGTTCGTGTTCGATTATGCTGCCTGCAAGCTCTTGGTTTGGCACGAAGGGCGGCTGATCGACACGAAGGCGGTTGATCTTGAGTATGAGAAGTCCGAGGATGGCACGTGCGACATCTCACTCGACTTCGACGACGAGCGGATTGGTCGCGACAGTCAGTTCATGGTCCAGTGTGTTGCCGGGCGCAAGACTCAGTGGAGCTCTAAAGACGCGTTCCTCAAGTGGGCCGGCGAGCATGGGTTCCGCACCGACGACTGCGACACGACCAAGAACTTCTGGCGTCTGAGGCAGCGCGACCCGGATGACTTCGAGGACTTGCGCACGTTGTCGATCCACCCAGGCGATATCGAGCCGGGTGCGCCGGAGTGCAAGGTGCAGGCTATCGGCGGCGAGCTCAAGGACGACGTTCCTCTTGACCTTGGATCTGAGGATGCGGCCGATGTTAAGGTCAGGGACGTGTACTCGGCTCTTGGCGATGATCTGTGGGATGGAGCCACCGAAAGGCTCGCCAGGTCCGATAGCTATTTCAAGATCGCCGACGGCAAAGCTTGCATCCTTGGCGACAAGGCGCCCGACGGTATGGAGTCGTTGGGTGAAGCCGAGGCTACTTTCGCCAGGGTGATCGAAGATCGTAGCAAGTACGATCCGCGCACTGGCGAGTCCTTGGTAAAGGCACGTGATCTTGGGATCGCGGACCGCAAGGAAGCTGAGCAGATCGGCCTGCGCGTCGTCGAAGCCAATGAGGATCCTGATCTGGTCGTCGTTCTTGGCCAGGCAGTGGGGGTTCTGGACGGCGAAAAGGTCTACAAGGATAGGGTCGCGTTCAGGTGGGCCCCTGACAGGATCCGCCGGATGCTGCTTGGCGACGCAGCCCAAGATCCGGTTGAGAAGTTCCTTGCCTTGGCGCAGGAGATTTGCGCGAGTGCGGACGGTCTTGCAGACGATCAGATTGACGCGGTTGCGGATGCGGTCGCGTCGGTCAAGGCCGCGCTCGAGCATGTCAGGCCTCAGGAAGATGAGGCCGATACGTTCCTCAAAGGGCTGGTCGATCAGGCCGGGCTTCCCGACGACAGGGAAGACGAGTTCGATCTGGACTCGATCCCGATTGAGGATCTGCGGTCCATAGTGCAGGACTGCATCAAGGAAACTGCGGTTGAGGTCGCCAAAGGCGTCACCAAGGAAGAGCTCCTTCGTGTCGTCGGCACCCTCGACTGACTCGCGGTCGGAAGGCCGCTCTGGGCGCTGTGACTGTCAAGCGTCTTACGGCGTACATAGCCCCGTTCGTATCGTGTAAACCCGTTTGAAACAGGAGATGTACTATGCCACTCAGTGAAGAGTCGCGGGCTAAACTCCGTGAGGTGCTCGGCCCGCTTGTCAAGGAGTGCATCGAGTCGTCGATGGCTCCGGCAATCAAGGAGCAGATCCAGAAGGAGCTGGCCGATATCCGCGAGGAGCATCAGTCTTATACTGACAAGATCCTCAGTGCTAGCGATCAGGAGAAGCTCAAGAGCGAGAACGACCAGGGTTTCGGCGTCACTCGCATCGCCCGTTGCCTGGCTCTCGCGGGCAATGATCCGGATCGCGCCGCCCATCTCGCCAAGGAGTTCTACGACGACGACCTGGGCGATATGGTAGTGAAGACGCTCTCGTCCGGTTCTGCGACCGAGGGCGGCGTCTTCGTGCCGTCCGTGCTAGCCGACTCGTTTATCGACGCACTCCGTGCTAAGGCGGTTGTGCGTCAGGCTGGTCCGGTCTCGGTCGATCTGTCGTCCGGCAACCTCAAGGTGCCGCGCATCACGACTGACCCGACTGCGGGCTGGGTCGGCGAAGGCAAGTCGCGGACAGCGTCGAATCTGCGGACTGGTCAGCTCAACTTCTCGGCCAAGACCCTGCAGGGCAAGAGCTCGATTACTCAGGCCCTCCTGCGGCGTTCCGGCCAGAATGCTGAGACCATCGTTCGCAACGGTCTGATCCGCGTCCTCGCCAATGCCGAGGATCAGGCGTTCCTTGCCGGCGCTGGCACCGAGTTCACGCCTAAGGGCATGCTGAACTGGGCGGTCTCCGCCAACAAGTTCAACGCCAACGCGACAATCAACCTGTCCAACGTCCAGAACGATCTGCGCACCGCTATGTCGAACCTGACAGACAACAACGTCGATATCGACCAGGCTGTCTGGTTCATGTCTTGGCGGACGCGGAACTTCCTGGCGTTCAGCCTGCGAGATGTCGATGACCGGCCGCTGTTCCGGGATGAACTGACCGGCACGCCTGCGACGTTGAACGGCCAGCGTGTCTGGGTCACGAATAACATTCCGAACAACCTGGGCACCGGCACCAACGAGAGCAGGGTGTACTTCGCGGCCATGAACGAAGCGTGGCTTGCCGAGGAACCTGGCCTTCGCATCCGGGCGTCCACTGAGGCGTCGTTCGTCGATGAGACGGGTGCGACTGTCTCGGCGTTCGATCAGGGTCTGATGGTAATTATCATCGAGCGCGATCTCGACTTCGCGATGGCGCACGGTGAGGCCGTCAGCGTGATCCAGCAGGTGACGTGGGGCGCCTAAGCGTCTCTAACAGGTAGTTGAGGGCCGGGCGATGTTCCGGCCCTCACGCATCAGATGAGGAGATTGTAAGATGAGTGTGGCTGAACTTCGGGATGTTGGGAAGTTCCTGAAAACTGTCGCAGGGATCAACCCGACCAACAGCACAGGCGGTACGATCAACGGCAGTGCCATTGACCGGACCGGCTTCGAGTCGTGCGTGCTTCATGCTGCGGCTGGGGCGGCGACCGGTGCTCCGACTGCGCAGTCGGTTACTGCCAAGCTCCAGGAGTCGGCGGACGGTTCGACTGGCTGGGCTGACATTACCGGCGCTGCCATCACGGCGATCACTGCCGACAACGGCGCTGCTGAGGTGGACGTCGATCTGTCCGGTGTCAAGCAATACATTCGAGTGGTCGTCACTGTGTCGCTCACTGGAGGCACCACGCCTGCCATTCCTGTTGCGTCGGCGGTCGCCTTGGGCGGGGCTGTCGAGGTGCCCGCGTAATCGTCGGCCTTTCCAGCAGGGATTGGTCGGCGGTGGCCGGGGTGCTGTCTAGATCGAAGTCCTCGCGTCCTCCCCCTTCGTTCGAGAGCAGCCCCCGGTCTCCCCGCATTGCAGGAGGGGTAGATGAAGAAGATCGAAGCGGTCAATATCCCAGGCTACAAGCCGGGCGAGATTGTCGATTTCCCAGATGAGACGGCCTTGGTCTATGCAAGCAACGGCCAAGGCAAGCCAGTAGGTTGGTCGATCCCTGAGTCCGCCGGCGCGCGGCCCGTCAACAGGATGCTCGATACCGGAGAGACCGGCACTTCAGTCCGTAGGCGTGGGAAGAGCGCGCGCTCCAAGTCATGAGCATACTTGCCGTCAAGGTCGCGGCGGAGAGCAGAGACCTGACTACGCTGTCTAGCGTCAAAGAGGCGCTAGGTCTTACCACGACCGCAAACGACTCTCAGCTTGATAGGCTGATCAAGGCCGCATCTAGAGTCGTAGAGGATTACACTGGCAGGACGTTCGCGCGCGAGGTCGTGACCGAGAAGTTCGGCGTCGATATCGACGAGTTCGAATTGGGTTCGGCAAGGATCGTGCTGTCCAGGCGTCCTGTGCTTACCATACAGGAGATCCGATACGACGGCAGCGCCATAGACATGTCCGACGTGACTCTTGAGGATGCGGAAGCCGGGTTCGTGTTCAGGACGGGCGGGTTCGTGTCTACCTTGATCGAACGACAGAACATCGAGAAGGTGCGTACTGGCACGTTGAAACCGATCTGGGAGGTGGACTATAGCGGCGGGTATGTCCTGCCCAGTTTCTCCGCCTTGTCGTCTAACTTCGCGACGACCGACGTTGATATCTCGACCGACACTTTCTCGATCTCAGGTCACGCGTTCGTAGATGGGGATACGGTGCGGTTCTCGAGCACTGGCAGCCTGCCCGCTCCACTCACGACAACGCGCGACTACATAATCCGCGACTCTGCGACCAACACCTTCAAGGTGACCGATGCCAAGGGCGGGGCTGCTCTTGATATCACGTCAGTTGGTTCAGGCACGCATACCGTCACCAGACAGAAGACACTGCCCAGCTCGATAGAGAACGACGTGATCCAGCTTGTCGTCTCGTTCTTCCGGCAGGAAGGGACTGATCAGCGGATCACGTCGGAACGGCTTGGTGACTTCCAGGTGACGTATGCCGGCGGGAAGGCAGAGGACGCTGGCTTTGGCATTCCCGCGTCGATTGCAGCCCGACTTAGCAGGTGGCGCGATCTGGTATGACGCTATCCATTTCACACCTGCTGAACAGGACGCCAACGATCAAGCGTACTGTGCAGACCGCCGACGGGCAAGGAGGATTTACTGAGTCATTGTCAGTGGTGGCTACGGTCAAAGGTCGGCGTAGGGCAGCTTCTGGTTCTGAAAGGCTCGTTGCCGGGCGCGAGGATGCAAAGGTCACTCATATCTGGTACTTCGAGCCCGGAACGGATATCAAAGTCAGGGATACCGTCGTTGACGGTTCGGCGTCCTATGAGGTCTTGGCTCTTCTCCCGCCGTCGGAAGATCTCTACGTCAAGGCTCAGACGAAGGAGATACAGATTGCCTGACGTTCGGTTGCAGATAAACAAAGAGCTGGTCGTGTCGAAGACGCGCGGCGAGGTGGTAAAGAACATGCGTACTGCGACAGTGTTCCTGCGCGATCGAGTCAAGGAGAAGCTGAACAGAGGGCAACCCACCAGGACGTTGAAGAGCGGGCATATCATCGGTCTTGACCCGTCGTTGCCGGGAGAGCCGCCCAAGAAGATCACTGGTCAGCTTCAACGGTCGATCAGCACGGCGGTTGTCCTACGCGCCGGCGAGGTTGTGGGTCAGGTCGGTTCCAGTCTGAAAAAGGCCGCTGCGCTGGAGTTCGGAAACAGCAAAGGCACCCTCAAACCGCGTCCATACCTTCGTCCTGCTTTGGCGGAGAATGGCGTCGTGATCACCAAGATCATCGCTCAAGGGATTAATGGATTGCGATGAGTGTGTTCACTCAGGCGTTCTATGACCGGCTGAAAGGTGACGCGACTCTTACTGGATTGCTGGGCACCTACGCGTCGTCGCCGTCCATCTTCACTAAGGTTCCCTTGCCGGCGGACTTCGATATAGATGCGCACGGTCCTTATGTCGTGACGTCAGGACAAGCATCGGACGTTCCTGGCGTGACCGACACGAAGAACAAGAGCGGGCGCGAGATCGTCCGCGACGTCAGGTGCTACTCGAGCACCAAGTTGTCGCCCAGTACGGTCGATAGCATTGCGGATCGTGTCAGGACGCTGTTTCATCGGCAGTCCTTCCCAGTCACAGGATGGTCTGTCGAGGTTTCTGACGTCACGGGACCGATTGAGGCCGACGAGGACGACGCTTTGGGGCGGATCGTTTCGGTGCGGCTAGTTTTAACCTCAACTGTGTAGGAGCACGACATGGCTGCTTTGACGGTTCAAAGCATTAGCGAGTCCGGTCTGACGCCGACGTTTTCCGCGGCGTCCGCCGGCGGCGATAGCTACGCCAACGACGACAGGACGTTTCTGGTAGTCAAGAATGGTGGCGCTGGGTCTATCACTGTCACGATCACGGCGCAACGCACTTCGTTCCAGCTGGAGAAGTTCGGCAACGTGACTTTCTCCAATATGCAGATCACTGTTGGCGCTGGATCGGAGGCATGGATCAAGGCGCCGGTCGCGCCGTATTCCGATGCGTCTGGCAAGGCTCAGGTGTCGTACAGCGGCACTTCGTCGGTCACGGTTGCGGCCATCAGGATGCCTGGCGGTTGATCTGAGAGGAGAGTAGCAAGATGAACGGCAAAGATTTTCTGGTGCTTGTCGATACTGACGGTGCCGGCACGTTCGCAGCTGTCGGTTCCCAGCGCAGCGCAAAGATCACTGAGACCAACGACGTTATCGACACGTCTAGCAAGGACCAGCGAGAGCGCAAGGTTCTGGCCGGCCGGTATCAGGTGACGGTCAGTTTCGATGCGCTGTTCGTTCCGACCGACACTGCATTTGCGGCGCTGAAGGCGGCCATGAGGAATGGAACGTCTATCAAGATCCGCGCCCAGGAGTCGGGTACGCCGACAGAGGAGATGACCGCTATCATTACTGACATGACGCGGGAGTTTCCTGATCAGGACGCTTCGACGATCAGCCTTGAGGCGGCGGTTGACGGCGCTATTACTACTCTGTAAGCCATTGCCGCTAGGAGGAGGACGACATGCCTAGTTCAGGTGTGAAGCATCACAGGGCCGACGTGCCGGTTGAGGTAGAAGGTCAGACGTACACTCTGTGCTACGATCTGAACGCCTGCGCTCTGGTCATGGATCGGCTAGGCGTCAAATCGTTCAAGCAACTGTCAGACGGGGTCGAGTTCGCTGATCTTGGCTTGCGGGATTTCATCTACATACTGTGGGCCGGACTGCAGCGGCATCACCCCGATCTGACAGAGCGCGACGTCGGCGCGATGGACTGGGATCTAGAGTCTGCGGCTGAGTCTGTCGTGACGGCCTTCGAGAAGGCTCTTGTCCGCAAGACCCCGCCGTCGGAAGGAAGGGAGGCCGGGGCGGCGAAGCCCGACGACCCTTTGAAGAGTGGGACTGGGAACGAGCCCAACTGAGGGCATACGAGGCCGGTCTGAAGCCGGCGGAATTCTGGTCCCTTACTCTTGTCGAGCTCTCGCTGTTCCTAGAGGCTAGGCAAGAACGGTTGTACTTGCAGAGGCAGATGCTGGTCATGACGGCGTGGCTTGCCGCTAGTCTCAGCAGGGCGCGCCAGATGCCGACCCTCACCAAGATCCTTGGTTCGTTCGAGCGCCCGCGCAAGATGACCAAGGACGAAATAGCCCGTGAGAAGGCCCGTCATGAAAGGCTAGTCAAGGAGCTCGCTCCTGATGCGGTCGCGACAGAAGAGCAGCTGATGGCGTTCACTGAGCGCCAGCTCAAGGAAGCCGAGAAACGGTTTAGGAGATAGACGTTGCCGTCGTTCAAGCTAGGCGAAGCATTCGTTGAGGTACGCGCTTCTCTTAACAAGCTGAGCGCTGACCTTGCGGCTGCCGAACGGAAGATACAGAGTCGTCTGCTACAGACGTCCAAACGTCTTCAGTCTGTCGGGAATACACTGAGCACGCGCGTCACACTCCCCTTGACTTTGATGGGGGCCGGCGTAGTGCGGACGGCCTTCCTGTTCCAAAAGTCAATGAACAGGGTAGCGGCGCTGACGGGCGCGACCGGCAAGCAGTTCCAGGAGATGACTGATCTCGCCCGTCGGATGGGTGAGGTGACGGAGTTCAGCGCTTCCCAGGCTGCGGATGCGATGGGCTTCCTGGCGCAGGCGGGCTTCTCTGTCGATGATATCTTACAGGCTTTGCCAGGCACGCTGCAACTGGCATCCGCCGGCAGCCTTGATCTGGCGCGTGCTGCCGATATCGCGTCGAACGTACTAACTCAGTTCAAGCTCAAGACGTCCGAGATCGGCAGGGTCAACGACGTGCTGGCCTTGACCGCCTCGCGTTCAAACACGAACGTAGAGCAGATGGCTGAGGCTCTCAAGTTTGCGGGCTCTGTCGCTGCTACTGCCGGCGTTTCGATTGAACAGACGTCGGCCATCATCGGCTTGCTTGGCAATGCCGGCCTACAGGGCTCCATTGCGGGCACTGTCCTTGCGCGCGCTTTGCTCAACCTGCTCAATCCTACTGATCAGTCGAAGGAAGCCCTTAAAAAGCTTGGCGTCACAGCCATTGACTCGTCCGGCAAGCTGAAGCCGTTCGTCGATATCCTAAAGCAGGTTGAGGATGCTGTCCTATCCGGAGGTGTCACGGCGGAAGAGACCGGGCGCATCTTCGAGGCATTCGGCGTTCGCGGCGGCCGCGCCGTCGCGTCGTTGCTGGGGCAGTCTGAGGCTCTACG